AACTGTCCGGGTCCTTGGTAAAGAAGCCCTGCTGCACGTCTTTGCGCCAAAAATAATAGGTCCACAGTAGCACGTTAGGTAGACCGACAGCGCCAGAGCTGCGATTGCTCATGAAGGATACGAACTCGATCACGTCGTCTAGGAACGTCGTGAGGTGCTTAGGAGGAACGTTGTTGTAGTTCTTCAGGAAGAATAGACCCTCTTTAGCGAGACGAGTGAGATCGTAAGCGAAGCAGTAGCCCATGTAAGTCGAAGTGCATGCGTCGTGCAGATAGAAGCCGCCGCTGTACTCTTGATTGAGCCATTCTCTAGCGGTCTTGAGGCCGTACTTCTGCTTGAGCTCTAGGAACAGCTTGTTGAATGCGAAAATCTTGTCGAGAGGCTTATCCTTCTCGTTCAGAAGCGCTCTGATGTCCTTAGTCGAAGCGTTTGCGTTAGCGTCGATCGTAACGTCTGCAGTTACCGAGTTCTTCGCTGTGAATGCGTCGATGAAGTCAGAGAAATTCAAGTTCTTCTCTGCAAAACCGTTGAGAATCTCAAAATCTTCGCCGTATGCTTCTTCGAGATTGTTTAGAGCCTTGCTGAAGTCCTTGTTGACCTTTAGGGGAATGTTGAATACTGAATTGTTGACTGCCATTTGAATTCCTTTACGTTCGTAAAATTTAGTGAAGCTACAACATTGACAGGGCGAGCGCCGTCATAGCGTCTCGCTTGTCAATTTCTAGTCTTTTTCGGGAGAATCTGCTGAGAAAATCTTCTTATATTTCCAATTTAAGCCGAGAACATCATCATTAGCTTCTAACATAGAACCTTTCCTCTGCAGTTTGTAGCGGTTGTGTCAATTATATATAGGAGTCGGATCTTCTAAAATTGACCTTTTCCGAGCTACTCAGCGTTCTTCCTGATCCACTCGATTCCGTCTTTGAAGTCCATAGCTTTGCCGTCGACTTCAAGGATAGGAGCCATAGAGAATCCACCAGACTTAGCGACCTCCAGCACTTTAGCCATGTCGTCGATAGCTTCGAACTGGATGTTCGCTTCGTTCAGCTTTCTCTCCATGACGTCGCACTTAGGGCAGTGGGTTGTGTACATCTTTACTGTCATGACTGCTCCTTAGTTGCTGAGTGTCGCAAGGAACATCTGCTTCTTGTACTTCGGACCCTTCGGCATCTTGCCTGGCTTCTCTGGCTCATCGTCTTCGACACGAGCGTGGAAGTACGGGATGACCATCTTGGAAACTTGTTCGGGATCCATGTCTGTCTCGAAAGTGATCTTGTAGACGGACTTCTGCTTCTTGAGGTTGCGCTTCACAGCTACTTCGGTGACCTTGCACTCGATCTTAGCTTCGCCGAATTCGAGATCGATCTCGTCGTGCATGTCGAGCGTGTAGTTCTTCCAGCTGTCGGAGTCAGCGATCTTTTCGAGATCAGCTCTGTCTGTGTTGTTCTTGAAGTAGCGGAGAAGCTCGATAGGACCCTCTTCGTTAGTCTTGATAACGATCTGAGAGTAGACGATCAGATCTTCCTTCTTCGTGAAGGCCTTGTAGCCTTCGAGTGTAGCGTTGTCGATAGTTACGTTCATATTGAGTTTTCCTCTTTAATATTCTATGACAATTTACAAAAATGCTGCTGGAACAAAATTCCAGCAGCTAGTGGGTTGCACAACAAAAATTAAGCGTAGAAGATCTCACGGTCGAACAGAGACTGCGCCGTCTCTTTAGGACTCAGCTCTGGGCCGAGAGACTGAGCGATCAGCTGAATGAAGATTTCCTTGACCGTCTTGTAGACACATAGCTCTTCTTCTGTGAGTCTGTCGAATCCAGATCCGGTGAAGCCCTTTGTAGCGTACAGCTGTGCGATCTCGTTTCTGAGATTCGTGATGTTGATGTAGTGCTTGTTGTTGAAGAGATATATCGAGTTGTCGGAGAGACGTTTTCCGATCCATTTGTTCTCGGACTTTTCGATCAACTCATCAATCTCGGTTTGAAGATTTCCATCACTAGACTTAGTCAAAGAGACGCTTGTCTCTTCAACTGATTCCTGTAACGATCTGACATAATCACTTAATTTCATTCAGATAGACCCTCAAGTCTTCCAACGTCTTCTTGAAGTCATTTCGATGGAATACGATGGCGTGACCCTTGTTAGCGACAAACTCTTCACAAGTCTTAGGATAGTCGTCGATCAAAAGCGTCTCAGGATCAGCGAAATCCTTCTTGTCAGACCTCTTAGCGACGAGAACGATCTCCATTGGATTCGTGTGGAGATTCTTCTGGATCCATTCTCGCTTTCCGGCTTTAGCTGCCTCGTTGATAGCGTGAGACAGCACGTACAATGTCAAGTCGTTCTTCTTAGAGAAAGCGTAGAGACGAGAGTATAGCCATAGACCCTCTGTCAGTACTGGAAGATTAGCCCAGAACTGTTCATCGGCTTCGACTAGCTTCTGCTCGTCCATCTCGCCAGTCTCAGGATTGAAGATACCAGCGTTGTATGCGCCTTTGAGGAAGTCGACGACTACGCCGTCCATGTCGATTGCAATCTTTCTAATCATAGCTTATTATTTATAAGACCCTTCCATTTTTCAGAGATTCTCTGGTATTTTGGAGCATTTCGGTCAACACGTTCTTTTCCATCTCCGTAGATGTACAGATATATGTCTGTAGAGTCGATTCTTTGCGCATAGAAGACACGTTTGCGGCTGTATTCACGTATAGCTGATATACATCCCGGTAAGATTGAATTGAGCTCTATAGGGCTGAATACGGCTCTAGAAACGCTATTCAGTATTCCTTTTCGTTTCTGCATGCCCATAATTAGAGATTCTCTCATCTGCTCAGAGAGCTTATGCAAGTTGAGCCCCATGAAGTTGTTCTCGTTCTTCAACGACGGACCTATGCAGAAAATCAATGGACTCTCGTCAACCTCGAGCGAGTTGTCTCTAGCCTTGTAGATGAACGTGTAGAAGTACCCGTTGAGAATATCGTTCGAAGGAGTCACTGCCATCAGTCTAGCCTCGGCTCTACGACTTGTTCGATCCAAGTATCTAGATCATACGACATGCAGGTGTCCACGATTCTGTCGAACGGCATGAACCAAGTGTCTAGGTCGTTGAAGTTGCCGAGATGACAGATCTTGTTCATCTCTTCTTCGGAAGTATGCTTGATGAAGTTCTGAACGTCTCTCAATGTGAAGATATAGGTTCCTTTCTTTCCGAGAGCGAGATACCAGAAGTCGTCTGGAGAAATTCCAGATCCAACGAAACCACAGAGATGTCTCATAGCGTCGCTCTTAGCGTCAGTTCCAGTTCTTCTGAACGTTACGGACGCGTAGTCCCACTTCTTAGAGTATTTCACGTCGACATATACGCACTTGTCTCTTAACGGTCGTCCGTGAATATCTCCATGGAAGATTCGTATGTCTCCGAGTTGAGAGTTCTTCTTAGTGCTCTCTATCCACGTGATCACGTTAGGAAGCTTAGCACGATATCTTAACTCGTCTGAACAGACAGAATGGACCAACACCCATGTTCTGCCCTCTTTCTTGAATCGCTTAGCGAGGTATTCTAGTATGCTGTCCTCTGCTTGAATTCCAGAAAGACTGTCCATAGTGTTCAGATAACTACTCATCTTCTTCGACCTCGATCTCTACGTCGACTTCTTTACCGTTCTCGTCGTAGATATCTTTCTGTTTCTTCTTCTTTTTCTTCTTTATCTTAGCGTTCGGATCGATTGGAAGCGACTTGCCCCAAGCGTGAGTCCACATCTCGCTGTAAGCTTCGTTAGACCAAGTGTTGACTAGCTCTGTAGAGTTTCCGTCACTGTCTGCTGACGCTGTGTTCATAGTAGCGAACTCGTTAGTCTCGTGCTTGTACTTGTTGTTCCATAGAACGAGCTTGCTGAAATACGCCGATTGAAGCATAAACGCTAGAGCCGAGTTTTCCTTTCCTTCGTCGTTCAAGACAGTGAAGTTCTGAATATAGTGTTCGAGAACGTATATCACCATGTCCTGAATAAAGTCGTAGTATGCTTTGTCGTTCTTAGATTTCTTGATCTGATAAGCGCAAATCTCTCTCAAGTCGTCCCACAGCTGCTCATACGCTTTAGTTGAGATACCGCCAGCCTGATAGTCGAGAATTCGCTGTCTCAACTCTCTATTGTTGATCTTCATGAAGGACATCTCCTTATCTGTCTATATATCAGTCTATCTCTCGCGATAGATGATTCGTCCGCGTGTCAGATCGTATGGACAGACTTCGATCTGCACCTTGTCTCCTGGGTTGGTCCTGATGAAGTTTTTACCGTGCATCTTTCCGGACAGAGTACATAGCACTTCTTGTCCGTTCTCTAGCGCACACTTGAAACGAATTCCGCCGAGAGCTTCGAGAACGACTCCGTTCAGAATGATTCCCTTCTCTTTAGCCATTATATCGACTCCAGAAGGGAAGTATTTCTGTCTATGACTGACAGAAGTCTATTGATAGCGTCTGTTGATTCTAGAATCAGACCAGATTTGTCAAGATTGTCGTACTGCCAGCGGATCATGTCGTTGAAGTTGTCTCTCTTGCACATGTTCCAGAATTTCTGGTCAAGCTCTTCGATTGAAGCTGAATTCTTGATCTTGCACTCTGGATAGATCTCTTCGTATGGAGAATCAGTTGAAGTGTCGAACACAGATCCGAAGAAGCCCATGCCCGCGATTGAAGACTCGTAGAATCGAAGCGCAGATTTTCCCATGTTGAACTCGTTCTCGGCGAGAGGAGCGATCTGAAAGTCCGCTTTGCTGCTCCAACAACGTCTCGGATAGTTGTACGAGTTAGTCCAAGGGATGAACTGAATCTTCGGCGCGATAGGCTTGAAGAACCACGGGAAATCTCCCATGATCTTGAAGTTGATCTTGTCGTCGATCACGTTCTTGAGTACCCATTCACGGAATGCGCAGTTCCAGTCTCCATAGTCTCCCGGATCGCCTTCGCCCTTAGGGTTTCTGTAATGTCCAGACACTCCAGAATACAGAACGAGAGGCTTTTCGATGTCTTTCTCGATCGGCTTTCTTCTGTCGCAAGCCCAGAGAAATCTCGGCACAGTGTTCTTGACTGTCACTACGTTGTCGAAATTGTACTTCTGGATCACTACCTTCTTCAAGTAGTCAGTGGAACACATGACTGTGTCGAATAGCGGGATAATCTGGTGAAGAGCATCTTCGATCTCTTCATTGAGATTCAGATCTTTTCTTCTCTGATAGCTGATGTTGTATGGAGGTAGACATTCTCCACGAATCGGAGAGGTGAAGAACAGGTCATCGAGCTCGTAGATGAGCTTGAAGCCGTATTTTCTCTGAAAACCCTTGTATTTCTGAATCACTGTCAGATGATTGTATGTCGCTGGCTTCTGCCAGATTACTGCTCTAGTCTTAGACAAGATGATAGGATCTAACGTTGGCACTGGAAGGATGACTGCCTTGATTCCGAAATCGTTTGCGTTGATATAGTCAGCGAAGAAACGGCATCGTACGTGGCTGCATCCTGAATTATCGGCTAAGTAGAACAATACTAAATTCTTGTCATTCTCACTGTTTATTTTTAGCATTTTAGTGGAATTTTCCTTTTACTTATTCAGTTGAAATATAAGGAATTTATATGGCTTTTGAATTTCTCCACAGCCCATTTTCACAGCATATTTGTAAAGTTATTTTTACTTCAAAAAATTAAGATTTCTGTTTAGAAATTGTTCATAAAAAAGTATATTATCTTTACAACTCAAAAGAGAGTTGATCAAAAACTGACCTAATCAACAAGGAATAAACTATGAGAAAATTCGTATCCTCTCCGATCTACATCTATCACACAAAGAAGAAAATGGCAGCTAAGGGATTGAACAAGCAGGGATGTGGCTGTTGGTATGTTGAATTCACTGACGGCACGAGAATGCAGTGCATGCCGAGCGAGAGGTCAAACTCGTACGCTAAAGTGATTTCTGAAGAAGACTACAAGTGGATCGCTGGCGCTGATACAAAGAAGTGGAAGCGCAACAAGTCCGCTTGGGACAAGTATCAGATCGAACGTGCTCATCGTATCGTAGCAGCGCTCTAGAGAAACTTTGTCAAATCGTAAGTTGGACAAAAAAGAAAAGAGAGGAAGAATTCTTCCTCTCTTTCTGAATGTTTGGTCAGCTTGTCGATTAAGCCTGCTCGATACCGACATAGTCGGAACGACCAGAAGTCTCGATCTGCGGGAACTGCTTCTTGACGATGTCAGAAGTAGCCTTGTCGTAGCCGCTGGTGTAGAGTGCGGAAGTGACGAGACCGGAAGCAAGTGCTGCCTTCGGATCGCCTTCTGCGAAGCCCCAACCGGACTGCGGGAGATTGAGCTTGAAGGTTTCCTGGACATCCAGCCAGCCGTTCACGCCTTCGGCGAACTGGGTGTAGATGCCATCAACATAGCTGGAGGCGACGAAAGCAGAATCCGGGATTCGCTTGTCGTTACCAATGTGATACTGTGACTTAGAAGGTAGTTTGTACATTGTCAAAATTCTCCTTATTGTTAAATTTCACCCTGATTACCAAGTGCCTTCGTCGTTAGTATCGAAACCAACCTTAGAAGCAAGTCCTTCGAATCTGAGAAGTCTGTAGTAGTTCTCAGCGCCGAGCATGTTGTCGGCGAAGGCGTATCTGCTCATCACGCCAACTCTCGGAGAGAAGTCGCGAGGATCAGTAGCCTGAAGTGTCAAGCTGGTGATGTACGGGCAGTATACCACACCGCAGTTAGAGAGGCCTTCGCCCTTGTATGCGATGAGTGCTTCACCGTTATCGATACCGGTCATCGGGTCAACAGCGTTGTTGTCGATGAAGACCTTGATGTTTCCGTTTAGAGTACCTGCAGCTGCGGTTGCAGAGCTACCGTTGACGTTTGTAACGATCTTGCTGAAGTTCGGAGCAGCGATCTGCAGAGCAGTTGCGATGTCCGGAGATACGACAGCGATGTTACCAGAGCTGGTACGAGTGCTGGTACGGATGTTGTTCGAAGCGCCAATGAGCTTAGCGACGATGTTTGCGAGTCTTTCCTGAGACCAACGGCCATTCCAGCCGTCGCCGAAGCCTGCGAGGTTCGGATCGTTAGGAGATCCACTCGTAGTGCCTTCCGCGAACTTGTAGGTTTTCGGTGTGCAGAGAGCCTTACAGTGAGCGATAGTCTCACGGTCGGTTTCCTGGACGAGCTCTTCCTGACAGGTCTTGATCATCTCGCTCATCATGTCGAGGTGCTGCATAGACTCGATGTCCTGAGCAGACTCGATAGAGAAGCTAGATCCGACCTTACGGGTCTTAGCTGCCACGACCTGCGTAGCGAGCATGAGACCGAGTTCCGGCCACTTCTCAAACTTGTTAGCGTCTCCGCCGAGCTTCCAGCGTTCTGCAGCTTCAGTCTCGACAGCGGTACCGGCATCCGGTTCGCCAGAGGCGTTAGCGGTAGAGCCAGTGAAGCCAGAGAAGCGAGCGACGTGCTTCCAAGCAGCTTCGATGATTTCTTGAGGATTCGAGGTCTTGTAGATTCTGCGGACTGCGCAAGCGAGAGACACCGGACCGGCCATAGGCTGAACACCGACGAGTACGTTTGCGAACATTTCCGGGAATGCTCTACGGACGATAGCCATAGAGATGTTCGGAAGAACGCCCTTACCCGGGCCACCATGCGGGATACCCTGGTTGAGACCAGTAGCACC